CCGTCTGGCCCGCAACGCAGAGGTTAAGAAGTCCAGTGAACTCGTTGGCAGCGCCGGTTCCAGTGATGAGCTGGTCCTGGTACTCACGCCCAAGGCTCTTTGCCTTAGAAGCAATCTGCACAGCGGCCTGGTCGTTGCCGTCACCGGAACGAGTGGCCTGAATGAGCCCGTTGACCTCCGCGTCACCCACGAGGGTGGTGAGCGCACTGGTCACTTGGGTAAAGGTCGCCGCGGCCTTGGCGGTGATAGTGTCGCCGACACCAGCGGTCTGGATGTCGCCGAGGACGTTCTCGCGGTTATATGCGAGAGAGTTTCCGTCGATACCGTCGAACGGAAGAACTTCGAACATACGATTGACGGTGATGATATTCTCGATCACGCCCGCCACTAGCATATCCTGAGCCAGCTTTGCCGACTCAGCAAGAGTAACTGAAGCCATAATTTAGCCTGTCTTTTTTGTTTTCCTTACCACTTCAGGATCACCCATCGGTAGGCGTATTGATTATCCCTGGGAGAACCCAGAGGCTGGACGCAAGGTTTTCATCCCTGCGGAAATTTTACTTACTGAAGACATCTCGCCATCAGTTGGTCGGGTAACAACAGCTTTGCTCGGAGCTGCCCCACCGCCACTGGGCGCTTCGCTTGCGAACGCACGGCCAAACTTCTCGTCTGCCTTGAGTTCCGCGACTCGCTCGGCGGGGGTCATAGCTTCACCGGTAATACCCGAATAGCGCACGTTTCCTTCGTTGTCGACGACACGAACCGTGTACTTGCCTTCCTCAACCACCGGGCGAAGGTTCTGCTTCAGCACTGGCATAAGGAGTTCAGGCACCCCGCCCGAGGAAACGATATCCTGGTGGGCGCGGTTTTCTACGAGGTACGTGTAGAGACTAGATTTGAGCGCTTCGATTTCCCCATCTTTGGACTGGAGGTCAGTCGAGTGCGCTTTAGCAAGGTCGGCTTTGATGGTGTCGAGGTTAATCTTAGCCTCGCCACCCTTGGCCAGCTCTGCTTGTAGGCCGTCAAGTTGGCTCCGGACTGTGGCCGCGATAGTCTCCGGGGTCTCCCCGAAGTCTGCCAGCGGGCTCAGGTCTACCTTAACACCTTTGTTCGCCTTGGCCTCAGCGCGGGAAGCGGTGAGGGCCTTAGCGAGGCCGGTGATAGCAGACACAGCTCCCACAACCTTTTCATCTTTGGACAGCGTGAAATTGCCGTCTTCTGATGGAGTGTAAAGAGCGCGAAATTGTTCCGGAATTTTCTCCAGATTGTCAACTTGAAGGTGGTCGTTAAAATTGAATTCCATTTTTCTCCCAGCGGGTCACCCGCTTAGAAATGCGTTACAGTAAGGGTAAACGTAAACGTGGGCGTCGTACCAGCAATGGTGCCGACTGCCCTAAAGAGAGCGGCTTGACAGTCAAACCGAATGACCTGTTGGGTCACTCCGGTCGCCTGGGTCAGTGTCTGCGGTGTACCCGCAGCGGTCCAGGTGATGCCATCTCCGCTCCACTCAATCTCCACGTCCAGCGTGGGGGTGCCACTGGTCGCAGTGACATCAAGAGCCACACCAATAGCGGAGCCCAGGGGCGTCACACTCCTAGATGTAACAGTAGTAGCTACTGCTGTCTCGTTGAGCAACAGTTGCGTATGCGATACCATTAAACTCCTGCCTTGTTGAATGCCTCGGGCAACTGTGCCCGAAGTTGGTCAATGGTCAGCTCGTTTCCTCTGCGACCTACGAATTTTTCTAGTGTCACGCCCCCATTTCTGAACAGTCGGCCTTTAGTCTTTCCAAGAATCTCGTCCTGGAAGGCCGCGGGTTGTCGTTTAAGCCACTGCCCATAGGTCTCGTCCTTGGGCAGCTGGCCTGGAAGGATTGCGATGACAGAGGATCTGCATCCCGGCAAAGCAGGGGGTCTGGCCCCAGGCGGCTCTAATTTGGGGAGCCCGCTTGGTACTGAACCAGACCCCGCTGGTGCAAACTTGCCGTCTCTTGCTCGACAGATTGCCGAGTTGTGTACTATGAAACCTTCACAGACAAAGCTGTGGTCTTCGTATACTTCGATGTCGTAGACTACTTTTTCTCCTGCGTCTTGGATTTTAACAACTCGCGAGCAGTACGCTGTTTTTCTCGAAACACAGGGTCCTGCCACTTCTTCTTCATAGACTCGGAAGACTTGGCTGCTTTTCTTTTTACCCAGTCTGGGTCGTTCTCTCTCAGAAACTGCTGTTTCTCTTCCCGTGCGGAATTCATTTTCTCCCTGAGAGCAGGGTCTTGCCACGCCTTCTTTGCGCGACGAGACATTTTCTTTCTCGTCTCGGGACTTTTCGGCATCTGGTTGAACTTGGTTACGTTTTTGAGCCAGTCGCTTTTGGACCGGTTCTCTATAAACTTGCGCCCTTGTTCTGACGCATAAAACTTTTTGTTCGCTTTGCTTATCTTCGGACCTGATATTTTGCGAGCGGCTTTGGCACGCGCCCTCATTTTCGGGTCCGTCCTGTACCGCTTTGAGTACCTTTGGGCGGACAGTTTTCTTGACTCTTCCGTCCGACCCGTTACTCCTTCTCCCCCAGAAGTCAGGTTGTAGCCTTTCGGAGCTACAGTAGAAAGCTCCTCTATCAGCGCTACTTCCCTCGAGAATGCCTGTTTGTACGTCTTGTGCTCTGAGTCTATCTCCACCGATGGCGTTCCATGCTTCTTTATTGCACTGGCTATCGGCCTGTCGGAAGTTTCGTGCTCCCGCATTCTCTTCTTCACATTCCAGGAAACTCCGACGTACTGTTTCCCGTTCTGGAAGGTGAGTACATACACATACACCAAGACATTCTCGGGCTTCAACCCAACCTCTTTCAGTCATTAGCAGGTGGTCTGGAGTACAAACCAGCGACCTACCGTCTTCGAAGCAGAGCTGTACTACCTCTGATGTAGAAGACTTCTTGGCCACAACTTCCCTGGGAAGGCCAGAAATTCCGCCTACTACTGTGTCCCCTACGTTCAGTGACTCAATAGTGGCTGTGTCTCCATCAGGTAACAAGACTCGGTGACCCGCTGTGAAGCAGGTGCGTCCGTCGAGCACACTGTTCCACTGTAGTAGGTTGACCGCCCCGGGGTTCGCGGCCCACAGAAGTTCTCTCGCGGCGTTGCTGGTGTGGTTCACGACTGTGCGAACCACAGTCTCCACTTGGTGTCTCGTGGTGAGCAGCGCACCGTCGCGGAACGCGGCGGCCTTTGTGCCAATAACACGGCGGACAATATTGTCCACGCTCTCACCGTCGGTGAGCCCGACCTGAATGGCGTCCCGGATTCGGCGCTGGTCGGCCGCGGCGATAGACCCAAACCACTCAGTGAGCTTTCGTCCAGCGAAAGCCTTGCCGAGAATATTGGACCTGATTTCTTTCTTGGGGACCTTCAGCAAGAGCAGCCCAATAATAGCGAGTTCCAGCAGGCGGGATTCGTGTTCGATTTCCACGTCTGCAATCTCAAGGGCGTCCTGCGTGATTATTTCCTTGATGTCTTTAACTGACTCTCTACGGAGTCTTCCCACATCTTTAAGCAGGCGTCTAAACGCAGGGCTGTTGACACTGCCGCTACGAATAGCAGCACGTAGACGACGGCGTAGAAGTCTAGCAAGTTCTCTATCAGATTTCTCAAGAACTTTAAGCGCTTTCTTCCACTCGCCACCCGCGAGCCGTATCACGCCGACCTGGTGCCGGAGCTGTGCGTCGAAGTATTCCTGCTGCACTACGTCTCCAGAATTGGGCTTGAGTCTCCAGCTACCTTATAGACTTTGCATTCCGCGAAGTCACTCAGGAAGGCCCGCTCCACTTTCACACCGAAGGGCTTCAGTGCCAATCGAACCTTGTGGCGGATCTGCTTCTCGACATCCGTGGTGAGCGATTCTCGAATTTCTTCGAAGTGCATACCGCCAACAACATCGACCACAGCGCCCAGCGCAGCATCCCCAATAGCGTCTTCCCAGTCCGAAACTTCCACCAGCACTTGCACCGGGTCGCATACCCGGTAGACCACGACCGCGGATACGAGGACTGCAAAGCCATCTGCTGTCGTTACCGTCTGGCTGGCCAGGTTGATAGTCTGGCGGGATATTTCTACCAAATGAACTTCAGTGGTAACTGGCCAATAGAGGAACATGCCAGGCTTGATAGGGGATACCTTCCCTCGCCTGAACTTTACTCCGGCCTCTTTCGCGTTACACTGACCAAGACGTGGGATGAGGTCAGCAAACCATCCTATTAGCTCGCCTACCCAGGATATTGCTGACACGTTAGTGCTTTTCTTATTTGAGGTACTAGGCTGTCCTTCAGTTCCCTGACGCCTTCGACGTGTTCGGTGACGAATTCGCCAAGCTCGTGGTGAGCCTTGGCGCGGGCCGAGTTCTCGAGGATCATGCGGTGCAGCATCTTGAACTGTAGGTACAGGTCAGGTCTATTCATCGCGCACCGAAGCATTTCTCGAAGTGTGGACACCCACCCCATTTTACGTCTGAGTGGTGCCTGCACAGCCCGGTGTTTGGGCGCGGGTGGAGAAGGAACGCTTCCTCTTTATCCATTGCCCACTTGGAGTCAATGTCGGCTAATGTTTCGGTTAATTCAGCTTCTGTCTCTGCAAGCTCTTCGTCGCTGAACGTCACGGAGACGCCCATTGCCGGGCCTTCAGGGAGGTGCCAGATATAACCCGCGGAGCGCGTTCCATTAGCCAGGCAGTATAGCCGAAGCTGCAAAGCCTCCCGGGCTTCCTCTTCTACGAGGACCTTCTCGGGTCGCGCCGTGGTCTTGTGGTCTATCACGCACGGTGTGTTCTCTTCGAACCCGCAGGGCTCGCCGAACTGGAATAGCGGCTTGCACCTGGACACTAGGTCCGTCTTACCTACAACAGGGAGAGACCTCGCCTTACGGAACCAGCGCTCAACCGTACCGCGCAGGGGTTGCACGCAATCCATAGCGGGGATTGCTCGGACTAGGTAGTCCTTGATTACCTCAGGGCTCAGTATCCCAGTCGGGATAGTAATGAATTCAGTTGCTTCTTCGGCGGTCTTCCCCAGGGCCATCGCTTTTGCTACCGCTTCGAGTGCTGCGTGGACGTGGGTCCCGCGTTCGGCGGCCTCGCCTGAGAACGGCGAAGGGGAAATCTTGTCGTGGTAATGGCGTCGTTGGCAGATTTCCGTAAAATTATTTATCGAGGAAAAACTATGCTTGCCTGGCATCTTCACTCGGCGTATCTCCTTCTTCTGGGTCGGACATTGCGTCCAACTCGGCTAACTCCTCCTGAAGCAGAACAGCGTCCGCTTCGATGTCGTAGGCTTCGTCCACGATGCCTCGACGTTTCATCTCTTCCAGGTATGCCTCACGGGACATATCCCGCAACTGCCGGGTCTTGAATAGCACGTCGAGTTCGGTGGGGTCCTTGTCGTTGAGCCCGCTGAAGTCGCGGTTCATGTCGACCGTCCCGCCGTCCGCGAGTCCCATCCATGCGGCAGTATAGTCCAGCGCCGTTTTCATTGCGTCAATAAACGTGCAAGTCATTCGCTGGAGCTGACTGATAGATTCTGCGCTGTCAATTGAGCGGGCCGTGGCGGTGGAGTTGCCGGGCTTGCGCCGCAGCATCTGCGCCCCGTAGTTGCTCATTCTGTCTTCCAGGTCCGAAAGCTCAAACCTGCCGGACTCGATTGCCCGCCCGCTGTGCTCAACGTAGTAGTACTTGGCTGCCGGGTCCTCGGTGGAAATAACCTGACGAGGTCCGATTCGGATTATGCCGGTGTCTTGCTCGACGCCACTTGCGGCGAAGATTGGGAACCGGGCGACGGTCAGTACTGACTGCTGGTCTGAGTTCGATTGCCACCAACGTACGTTGAGGGTGGCAAGGTCCAGAAGTGGAGGTTTCGCGAACATCAGCTCTTCGCGGTCGGCGTAGAAGGTTACCAGTGGAATGAAGTCTAAGCTGGTCTCGTAAGCATCGACGACCCGCCACTCTTCCTTCTGGCCTCGGGGCCGGGTCTTCTGGTAAATGAAGACGACTCCCGGCTCGAGGACCCGAATCTGGTCTATTTCTACTTCCGCGAACCCAACTTGAACGGTGACCTTTTCTCTTATACGCACGTGCGTGAGGACTTCGACTCCGTTGACCCGGGTCGAAGCGGAGAAGATTACGTTCTCCGGAGGGACGTGGACCCAGTAGGGGCGCAGGTTGTCCACCCGGTCGTCGGCCAGGGTCCTGTTTCCCTCGTTCTGTACTCTAGGGAAGTCAACCAGGATATGGTTGAATCCTTTTGCTACGCCGTCGCGGAACCAGTCGAATGCGAATACGTCCAGCTTGTTGCCCTGAAGATCAATGTCTCCCATAAGGTCAACGATTTTCTCGGGGACGTCGTCGCCAATTTTAATCGGCTCGCGGAACGGGCGTCCAACGAGGGCGTCCAGGGTCAGCTCTGTCATATTGAGCAGAACCGCGGTGTTCAGGCGTTCGTCGTACCCAAGGTCACTTTCCTCCATGTGACGAGGGAGGTATCTCTCGCCTGCGGCACGCATAGCTTCCGTGCCCGCCAGAAGATTGCTAATCATCTCCCACCGCGGTAGCATCGCATCGTATGCGTGAGACGTAGTGGAAGGGTCCTTTGGGTCTTTGTCGGACATTAAGCGCTCCTGCGGCCTAGTTCTTTCCGAAGTTCTTCATCCGTGAAGGCTGCCAGGGTTCCCACCTTGACATCAACGCGGGTGGACAGATGATCGGCATACATAGAAGCCTGAAAACTAACAGGCTCGTTTGGCAGCATCTCGATGTTAATGGAGGTGAACATTGCTTCCCAAGGAAGCTCTGCTCCAGAAGGGTCAACAATCGTTGGGGCGATATCGTTGGAGTTAGTTACTCCATCAAGGTCAAGCTGTACTCTGAAGAACGTATCTAGCTCTTCCTTTGTAGGTAGGTTTTTCATTAAAAAGCTCTCTGTTTTGTTTCAACGTGGCGTCGTCGGATTCTGTAGCGAACTTCGTCGGCGCAGTTTGCCACTATCACTCCGTTGGCGAGACAAAACGCGCCGTGGCCCGGAACGGTGATACACATTACGTCACTTTTTTGTGGAAGCGCATCTACGCGAACAATTGCGAGCGATGGGCCTGAGTTGTTCATCACCAGCAAGCCTTCTTTTGCAGCAGACCAGCCAGGTGGTGTGCAGAACTGATGGTCCGGCGTGCACCTTACTACTGAGCCGTCGGAAAAAGCAACTTCAATCAGGTCCGCTTGCTGTCTTGTTACTCTAGGAGAAACGAAGTCGGCCCACGTTCCGTCAGGAGCCACTACTTGATGTAGCTTGGGGTCAAGTTGGTCCATTCTTACCGCGCCAGCTTGCGTCTGAACCAGGGTGTCCGGCGTGAAGCAGTGGTCCTCGGCGTCGGTGTCCGCGTCGTCGGGGTCGCGTTCTGACCGAGGCAGCGGTGGGACCGTGATAATGAATTGGTCGCAGCAAGGGAACACGAACAGCCCCGGGTTCTCTCTCGGGCCTTCTTCTGGTGGCATTGACCCAACCAGCATTCTGCGAACTTGTTCCCACCCTTGCTTGCGGGACCCTGGACGCTTGTCGGCCTTTGTCCAGCGTACGCCCTGCTTTCGCATGTCAACTGATACCGAGCGGCCGTTCTCCAGGTCGAAGATAGAGGCGTCCGCGGGACCGGCTTTGACGCGCTCGTCGATACCCCACTCGATTTGCATTTCTCGGATTTTGATTGCAATGTCTTCGGCCAGCATCCGGAGTCCCTCGTTGCGGGTTCCGGTGTATCCGTACCACTCACGGATACGGAATAAGTCGCCTGGCACGTTGCCGTAAGTCACACCGTTGTACTCGACAGGCTCGCCGTTGGACTCAGCCCACCAGCCCACGGAAAACGGGCGGCTGGAGCCCCAGTCGAACGACCTATCGATTCTCCATCCAGAGGGAATCATGTGCAGCTGGAACTCGTTGACAATGTGGACACCAGGCTTCCAGAGGTCGTCGAACATTCCTCCGGAGGTGATGTCCCAGCTACCGTGGAGCCAGGCGGCCCGCTCGCTGTCGTTTCTTGCGGACTGCCGAATCTTGTTGATGTAGTTAGGGTCTACTGTCAGTAGGACTTTGTTCTCAGTGAGCCTGCTGTGGATAGCGACCCTGGAGATGCCGTGCTCAACGATTGTCGGCCCCAGTATCTTGCCTTCGGGCACCGGCAGCCTGAATCTGTCTTTTACCCAGTTATGTCCGCTGTTGCCGCTAAGCCACACACATCCATCTTGTTTTATAAAAAAGGTCTCAGTGTCTGGTACTGTCAGGCAATACACTTTGCCTAAGAAAGACCTTTTATCTACATTGACACTTCCACACTGTGTCGTAACATTATACAGATGGTTTCCTGTGTGTAACTGTATGGTGTGTCGGTCAGTAGAGTGGACAGAGTATCTTTCTCTTGTTCTGTCTCTTGGAAGGCATTGATGTGTGTACACAGACTTTCCAAGTTTGACGGAAAGCTCCTCTACCCCTTCAGCAAGTAAGGGACTTGTGGTAAAGTAGGACTTATCGTGGCCATCGCCGAGCATTAACGATTCGTATAGACGAGACAGTAAAGGAGTGCTCAGTCTCAGCAGCTCCTGAGGGATATACTTCTCATAACTATACCCCTGCCTGTTGAAGTAGTCAGACAGTGACCTGTCTGTGACTGTGAAGCTCTGGAAGTCTTTTCTGTAATGCACTTCCATTCTAATCAAGAGCTGCTCAATGACCACGCGAGTGTCAGGCTTCATTTGAGCTATCTGGAGCGCATTGCCTACCTGTTTTCCTTTTGCTCGTACTACACAGCCTTCGGACAGGAACCATCCAGCGAACTCCATGAAGTCCCCTGCGTCAAACCCGCATATATCTCTGACATGGTCTCCGTGCCACCCATCACAGGTTCGTTTCAGAACAGCCTGCCCAGGAAGGTCGTGAAATGGCTTAATCGCAAAAGATGATCTATCTGTGTTGAGATGAGGGAAACGGTGGTCTGGCGTAAACGCCATAGAAAGACCTGCCCCGTCTCGGTAAACAATATCTCCGCTATATTCTTTTTCAATTACAGCAGACACTGCCACGTCTCTAGCGATTCCATCTTTTCCAACAGACAGTACCTGCTCTCCGACCTGTATGTCCTGTATCTGAACCCAGCCGCGGGAAGAGGTCAGTACTTTGCCATAGGGCACACACCCGTAAGGGTTAGTCGTGGACCTAATTTTCTTAGGCATTCCTTTTCGGGCCGACCTACTCACAGAGAACATTAGCCTGTATAACTGATCGTCAGGCCAGGTAGTAAGCTCTTCCCAGCCTATCCACGGATACGAACTTCCATGATGATTATAGTAATCACCGGTCTTATTCGCGTGCCGGAGCAGAAGCTCTTCCCCGTCAGGGAAAGTCCAGGTGGACTTCGCTTCGTTGTACTTAGCCCCGGGGAACATCAGGCGGTACCATTTTTTGGTCTTAGCGATGATGTCTTGTAGCTGCGGATGAGACTGTCTAAAAAGAATACCGCGCCAGTCCGCGCCCCAGCCCACGCCGACGTCTTGAGCGAAGTCCATAAGCAGGGTATCCGTTTTGCCTCCTCCACGGCTTCCCGAATATAGGACCTCCGTGGCCTGACAAGTAAGAAACGCTTCCTGTGACCCTGGCTGTGGTGCCCAAGCTGGGTATACCTTCTCACCTTCGTCGTTGTAGGTGACAGGAATTAGTTGGCCTTCGGGGCTAACTTCCCAGTCTATGCTCATCGAATGCTTTTTGCCAGAGGTGGACGTCCTCGTCCCTGATATATACTTCGCAGTCGCCGCAGTGGCACCAAGGAATATCTTCGCAGGTAAGGACTATGTTTTCCGACAGTGTATGCCGTTTGGGAGATGAGGGTTCGGGTTGTCGCAGCAAGTCTGGGATTCCTTTTCAGAGAGATAATCTTTAAGCGTCCAACATAGAACGCACCAGGGGAAGCCGTCAATCCACACAGTGGACCCATCAATAGGGTCGCTGCACTGACAGCAGCCCATCACTCTTCGTCCTTTATCTCTTCTACCTCGAAGTCCGCGTACCGGGCAGTCCACTCTTCAAGAGCTTTCTGGGGGTCGGATTCAGTAGGAGATGTAGGAATGGCCAACACACCCGAGTTGATATTCACGTCGACCGTGGGGTTGTTGGTCCTGAATTCGGGCATGAAGCGTTCAGCGAGCTTGATTAGGCAACGCTCGGAGAATTTGTCCTTTTGACCCACCACATTGCCGTGGCGGTCCACGATGGGCTCTTTCCAGCCCTTGACGCCTCGGCTGTAGAGGGCCTTGACGACGTCCATCTTGATATGGTCCTCGAAGCAGGCTGTGGCGTCCGCCACCGAGTCCTTAAAGGCCTTGCTGGCCTTCTTGGCACGGGTTACGGTGCTCTTATCCCAACCTGTGATGCGGCACGCCTGGCTGGTTTTACCGACCTCTCTCAAGGCCGCCAGGAACTCATACTGAGCGTCCGCGTCAAATTCTCTTCCCATAGATAACGTCTCCTGCGTGCATAGACCGGATTCTGTCATATAAGTTCCCAGTTAAGTGAGAAATTCGTAAAGTTATTTGTAAGTCATTGTAGGGTCCGGGGTTAGGGGTTCATTGTTTCGCAGGTGGCTGTTAAGCCGGTTGTAGAGCCGGTTGTAGAGCTGGTCGCCGAGCTGGTCGCCGAGCCGGCTGTAGAGCTGGCGGTCGAGCTGGCGATCGAGCTGGCCGAGGAGATGGTTGTTCATTTTTACCTCTTCCCAGTTGAAGTCGTTAGGGGTTCCTTGTTTTGCAGGTAGCCAGTAAGCCGGTTATCGAGCTGTCTTCGAAGACGTAGGTAGAACTTGCTGTAGATCCTGTCACCGAGCTGGTAAACGATTTGGTCGTCGAGGTGGCTGCTGAGTTGGTTGTTCATTTCTATCTCTTCCCAGTTGAAGTCGTTGGGGGGTCCGGGGTTAGGATTAGTTTAAGGAGGGATACTCTGGCTACATTGTCTCTCCTCCGGATGTGGAATATTGTGTCTTCTGCTTCAGGAGAACTTTGAAGAAGTTCTTGTATCAGGTGCCAGTCTGGTTTCATTTTGGCTCGTCCTTTTGCAGTGCAACCCCAATAGAATTGTCACTGTGACTGTAAAGAGTGTTGAACAGGTCTAAAGTCATTTGCTGCTTTATCCGCGCATAAATATCACAGCTAAGTGAGTCATCAAGCTGTCTGTTCATTTTGGTTCCTTGTTTCGTAGGTGTTGGTCCAACTGGTCGTCAACCTGGTCGGCCAGGTATACAAAGAGCTGGTCGTCAAGCTGGACGCGGGTTGTGGAGCCAAGACAGTCGTACAGGCTCGCGCTAAGGTGGTCTTCGCCCTGTGACGAAAGGTAGCAGTGTAGCTGTTTGCTCATTCCGGCTCGTCCTGTGTGTATTGAGGTAAGGCAGCTCCTTGAAGAAGGCTTGCTAGGTTTGTAGTTGGGTTTCCCAGCGCGAAATCTATCCCATGCACTAATATCCTTCTATCAAGAGGGTCCAGCGTCCATTGTGCCTCGGCCCACATAGTTTTATCCAGGGCTATCATTTTGTAGAACAGTTCGTAGGTGTTCATTCCGGCTCCTGCTTCATTAGTCTAAACCCAAGAGTATCAATGCTCTCGGTGTCGCAATGATCTTCAAGGCACTCGTCGAGCTGCTTTGTTTCGAAATAATCAATCATCTCCTAATGGAATGCCTCTAGGCTTGATGTGATGGGGCGCGTATTGGCTACGGGTTTCATTCCGGCTCTTTCCCAACTGGAGTTGCTTGTTTCAACATTCTGTTCAGGTGGGATGCTTTGTTGTCCATCGATGTGCTTCGAAGGTCGTTGGACACGGCCCCCTGGAATCGGCTTACAAGAAGGAAGAATAGCTGGGTCATTTTGGTTCCTCTTGACGTAGGTAGCTGTGGAGCTGGATTCTGAGCTGGATGTAAAGAGGGTCGTGGAGCTGCTCGATGGTCTCGCTACACAGCGGCCTGTTGAGCTTTCTGCGGAGCTGGCGGCTAAGATGGCTGTTGAGACGGGGGTTGATGCTCATTTTGGTTCCCTCTGGCCAAAGGCAGTTTCCAGGGAGTTAAGGATAGGAAAAAAGAGTTCTGGGTCCATCAGGTTGTGTTGTATTTGCGTTTCTGCATCAGTGCGAAGGGGTTCTCTTAGGTTGAAGTACTTGTCTCGGTTCATTTTGGTTCCTCAAGTTCTAGGGCGATGCGAAGAGAACCTTCATGTCCTTGTGAAAAAGGCAAGGAGACTTTCCGGGCGTGCCTCTTTACGACATGCTCCCACACCTGATGTCGTAAGGGGTAGGCGAGGTTGTCTAGGACGAAGTCCCTCATTTCTTCTCAGGTGAAGTTCATTCCGGCTCCCTTCTCTGAAGGACGTGGGCACGCGCGTTGTGCAGTGGATTAAAAACAGCCAGAACACAACCTGCGCGAATGGAGGCGCACATGCCACTTTCAACCTGTTCACAGAGCTGCTGGTTGAGCTTGACTTCCAATTCTCGATACAGGATGCTCATTCTGACTCCTCACTTGTCAGGACTTGTGCTAGTGGTAGGGTGTGCTTTCTGATTTGGTCAAGCTGGCGGTAAGTAAAGCGAAGCAGAAGGTAGTCTTGGCCGAGAAAAATGGCCATTTCTCTTAGGCTCATTCCGGCTCCTTGTCGGAGATGGTTGTGTCTGTTTCGAACATTTCGTGGAGTCCGTTCCAGACCTTTGGCGCAAACTTACAGAAGAGGTGGTAGTAGAGGTCCCGGTCGAGGGTGTTGGTTATGTAGTAGGCGACGTTCATTTGGGTTCCTCATCCAAGAGCAAGGTGCTTTGGTAGTATACGCTGTTTATTCTGGACAACTCAACACGGAGATGGAATTCGCACTGATTGATAGCGGACTGGCGCATTTCGTTTTCTATTGCAGGGTTCATTCAGGCTCCTTCGGGCACAAATGACCCAAGGCACTTCTTTGTAATGAGAAGAAGAGCTGTTCGTCAATGAGATGACGCCTCATTTGTTTGTGTAGTTGCTCGAGAAGATCGGGACGGAGGTCTGTGTCGTAGATGTGGTTGCTCATTTTGGTTCCTTTTCCCACAAATGAGATGTGAGCTGCCTGTCGAGCTGTTGTAGGAGCCCTTCGCCAATCGTGTCGCGGAGCTTGGAATAGATCTGGCGGCTAATCCAACGGTCCATGTCTGTGTATAGGTAGTAGTCTAGCTGTTCAGACAAGTGCTCGCTGATTCGTGGGCTCATTTTGGTTCCTCTCGGCGGAACACAGCTCTAATCCGTCGGTGAGTAATGCCGAATAGCCCGAGTCGTAGCTGGACGCGGGCCTTGATTGTGGTCTGATTGTTTACTGAGAGCAGCAGTGGGTTCCATCCTTCTTCGTACAGGGAGGGTTTCATTTTGGTTCCCTTCTACACAGGTGCTCATTAATCTGGCTGTCGAGCTGTCTTTCGACCTGTCTTCGGAGTTGTCTGGAGATGCGTCTATCGAGCTGCCTGGAGACCTTAAAGGCGAGCTTGTCTGCGAGCTGTCTGTTCATTTTGGTTCCTTGCTGCCCAACATGAGGTACAGCGCCTCAGAATACTGCCTAATTGGCTGGGTTAGGGCGTTCCACAAATCTTCTTTCGCTGTGGGGGCAAAGTCCAATCGAGGCTAGCTAGGTTTCATTTTGGTTCCTCGTTTTCAAGGTGGGTGTGGAGTTGGTCAGATAGACTTCCCAAGAGGACCTCGTGTGTCTGTTCATAGAGCCTCCAATGGAAGAGGCTGCTGGTCTGCTCACTGATCTTATTATCAAGGCTCAGGCCAAGAAGTCCTGCTAACTGTCTTTCCAACATCACAGACCCTTCCTGTACGTCCTCAGGGCGAAATCAGCACTGTCCCGCATAGATGATGCGAGGATGTAGCCAGAATCACAGAATTGTAGGTAAGCATCCGCCACCTGCAGTACCTGTTCTAGGCATTCGTGGATCACCAATTCATCCCCTGGACCCGAGTTGAGGAAGACGTCAATCTCTTCAATTTCTTGCCTCATTCTGTCCAAAGTTTCGACCACAGACTGGGCTCCGATGGCCTCGTTTTGGATAGAATTTACCACGACGCTGACTGCTTGGAGTATGTTTTCTTCTACCATGATGACAATTCTAGCGGCCCCGCGGCCAGTGTCAAGGGTGAAAAAGTTGGTGTTTTACGCCAACTCGATGGAAATCAGGGGTCGGGATTCGTGAGGAGCGGAGGGTTGGTCAGATGTGCAGTGCATGTTTTTCTCCGATTTCGTCCATTTTCCCACTTGGGAAGAGGTCGTCGAGTGGTCGTTCCCAAGTTCCCAAGTAGTTTGGCAAATGCTTCCTGAGTACCCTAATCGGCAAAATTCGGGTTTCTTTAGTACCTTTTAAGCACTTTCTCTTATATCCCTTAGGAATATGTGTGTAAAATTATAGGATGTGATGGTATGTTGTACTACTACAGAAATGAAAAGTGTAGCAGTAATCGATGGTGGTGGTAGAAAAGTAATTGGAATGCTTCCTGAGTGATTTCGTAAGTAAAGCCTCGTAAGCCCTTTGGTGTAAAGAGCTTACGAGGTCAGAGAGGGTGAAAAACCTGTTTTGCTTCCCAAGTAAACAGTAGCTAACTTGTTTTGTCATATTGGGTTACAGCGCCGCTGCTTCCTGAGAGAGCAAGATTGCACGAACAACCTTGCTCTTTGTGGTCCCAGTTTTCTCGGCTAGGGCTGACAGGTTTTTCACACAACTAATCTTTAGCGATGTGACTCTTCTCAGTGAGACGTCAGCCCGGCCCGGCATCGGAGGCATTTCTCCGTTTTCCAGGATGTTGGCAATCAGCAAGCCTAACGCATCCCTGCCTAGTGCGTCCAGACGGTCCAAAGATTCTTCACACAACGTAAGGCTTACTTGTGATTTCTGTACCTTCTTCTTTTTTGGGATATCCTCCAGGAACAGCGCGACCATAGAATGGTGACAAAGCTCTGCTACGGACACTCCTAACTGCTTTGCGTACTTCTCGACCGGCTTGTCAGCCAACAGGTGCTTGCCGCTCATTCGGACCCACATTCTGGGCTTGTCTCCGCCCTCCTCTCCTTGGTGGTAAAAAGTCTCGGGGACATTCCCCTTGGCCTGCTTCGTGAACATTCGAGCGCGACCAGCAATCAAGTAGTCGTCTTTCTGACAAGAACCAATCTCGTCATCAACCTCGAATCCCCCAGTAACCGTCTCTCTGAGGGCGTTTAGGGCTTTAAAGCCCACTTCAGTTGGGTAGACATAAAACATAGTCCACCTCCTATCTACCTCTATTGTACTACTTCACTTTCGTTTTGTCAACAAACCCCTTGACCTACCTAGACTTACGGGTACAATAGGGGCCACCCTTACTAGGAGACCTAGAATGAGCAAAGCATTCGTACGCGCATGTGAGGCAGCTCGCCTCAAAAAGCCGGTCCGGGACGACGAGAACGTACCCACAATCCGACCTCGGTCCAAGAAGAAGCCTTGGATGCTAGTCCCTTGGGGCCGCAAGACAGCCGCCCTGATCGTCATGGGGTCCAGCGGCAAGATGGTCGGATCGGTCGTCAGGCGCTTCAAAGAGCATATCCCGCAGAAGGACGTGACCTACCAACTCGGCGATTGGGAGGCCGTTATCGTCTTCCCGCTCGAGGTCATTCCCCAGGTCGGAGAGCACTTCAATCTCCTCAAAAGACGCATAACCGACAAACAGGCTGCTGTTCTCCTCTCAGGAAGAAAAAAGCTCGCTTGACAGCTTCACTTTCCCTGTGCTATAATCCATTCAAAGCACCACCTCAGTATTCTGACATACCTCCTTTCTGTTTCCGCCGTGTTTCCTAGGGTCTGGCAAGTCACTTGCTAGGCTCTAGGTTTTTTATCGTCAAAACCCTGCAACTGGTTTTTATTTTTTTTCTGCCTCCAGACCACCCCCCAACCCTCCCCCGGCCACCCCGGAACTTTTTCCCGGGCATTTTTCCACCCCATATGAGGTGACAAAAATGAGCCACCTCATTTGAGGTACCTCATTTGAGGTACCCCATTTGAGGTAGGCCACATACAGCCAGCCATTGGCACGCTATTTGCTACACCTCATATGAGGTACTGCAACCAGCGTGCCACCCCATATGAGGTAGGCTATATGTAGCCAGATTGTGGCACGGGGGTTGCCGGGCGCGCGCCCGGAATTAAGTGTCCATGATATGTACATGCCATTTTGTGTTACATGAGGCTGGGCGCGGGATGTGCTATCCCACGTCCCACAAGGCACCACACGTCTCGCCTAGTGGACGAACCAACAGAAGCCTACCCTGGCAGCAGGGCAGCAGGGCAGCAGGGCAGCAGG